TAAATGAAGACCATCGAAGCCTGCTGGCAACGCGACGACGCGAAGCGGCAGACGATCCTCGAGCGGGCCCGCCAGTGCGCCGCCCTCACGCGGCCGTGGATCCTGCCGGAGATCGGGCAGACGCCCGACTCCAAGATGCCGGAGACGTTCACGAGCCTTCCTGGCCGCGGCGTCGCCAACCTCGAGGGGCGGCTCCTGATGAGCCTCTACCCGCCCGGCACGCCGTTCTTCCGGCTGCTTCCGGCGGCGCACATCCGCTACTCCAAGGACGTCGATCCCAAGCAGCTCAACGACTTCGCCAACGCGCTCTCGGTGTACGAGCTGCTGATGATGGCGAAGCTCGAGTCGAGCGACATGGGCAGCGCCGCCAACCGCCGCCGCAGCGGGTTCCGGTCCAAGAAGCGTGCCGCGCTGACGCAGATCCTCGTCACCGGCGACGTGCTCGAGCAGCTGACGGACGACTACCGGATCCGGGTCTTCCGGCGCGACCAATACGTCACGAAGCGCGACTCCAGCCAGGAGGTCGAGTACCACATTGTCCGCGAGAAGATCGACCCGCGAACCCTGTCGCCCGAGGTCCTTGCGGCTGCCGCGATCGACCTTGCCTCCGAGGGCGACGGATACGAGCCCGACGAGGTTCACCTCTACACCCGGACCCGCTGGGAGCCGTTCTCGCGCACCTGGCTGACCGAGCAGGAGATCAACGGCAACGTGGTGAACACGAGCGAGGACCCCGTCCCGGCGTTCTTCGCGACCCCGTTCGAGCTGGCGCCCGGCGAGGACTACGGCCGCGGGTTCATCGAGTCGAACCTCGGCGACGTGCGGACGCTCAACGAGCTCCACGAGCGGCTCCTCGACTTCGCGGGGATGTGCTCGAAGTTCGTCCCGGTCATCGACTACAACAGCCAGATCCGCGCCTCGGACCTCGCGAAGCCGTCCGGCGAGGTCATCGAGGGCCGCGTGGTCGGCGGGCAGGTGCAGGACGTCGCGTTCCTCTCCGTGAACAAGGGCAGCGACTTCCAGGTCGTGTACCAGACCGCGGCCGACAAGCGCCGCGACCTCGCCGTCGCCATGCTGATGGAGGCCGACGCCCAGCCCAAGGCCGAGCGCGTCACGGCGTACCAGATCCAGCGGATCGCGACCGAGCTCGAGGGCGCGCTCGGCGGCATCTACGCGCCGATCGCCGACGCCCAGCAGGTCCCGCTCTGCGAGCGCCTGATCTACCTGATGCAGCGGCAGAAGCTCGTCCCGGCCATGCCGCGGAACGCCTTCGACATCGAGGCGCAGACGGGCATCGCCGCCCTGAGCCGCGAGGCCGACAAGGCGAAGCTCCTCCAGCTCCTCGGGACCATGGCGCAGTTCGGCCCGGAAGCCGCCAGCCGCATCAACATCGGCGTCCTGTTCGACACGCTGCTCAGGCAGAGCGGCATCTACGAGCCGGGACTCGTCAAGACCGACGAGCAGCTCGCCGCCGAGGCGCAGGCCGCGCTCCAGCAGCAGCTCGAGGCCGAGGCGCAGAAGAAGCTCATCAACGTGGGCGGTGCCGTCATGCAGAACGAGCTCGCCCCGCAAGCAGGAGGACCGAATGCAGCAGGAACAGCAGCCACCGGCTGAAGCGCCGGTGCAGCAGGAAGCACCGCCAACGGCAGAAGCGCCCGCGGCGGTGCGGATTGAATCCAAGGGAGTCTCGGCGACCGTCACCGAGGCCGAGATCGCCAAGATCGCGCCGAAGAAGTGGGCCGGGAAGTTCGAGAGCCCCGAGGCGCTCGAGCAGGCGTATGCCGAGGCCCAGAAGCTCATCGGCCAGCGCCGGATCGACAGCCCGGAGGCGCTCGCCGAGAAGGCCGGCGTCAAGCTCGAGGAGCTGACCACCGCGTACCTCGCGGACGGCCGGATCCCGCCGACGGCGCTCGAGGCGCTCGAGAAGGCAGGCATCGGCCGTGCGTTCGCGGAGCGGATCGTCCAGGGCGAGGCCGCCCGGGTCCGCTACGCGCAGGGCGAGGTGGAGCGCGTGGTGCAGCAGGTGACCGATATCGCCGGCGGCGCCGTCCAGCGCGACACCGTGCTCAACTGGGCCGCGGCGAGCCTCCCGAAGGCCGACATCGAGACGATGAACAAGCGGCTCAACGACCCGGGACAGGCGGTGTCGGCGATCCGCGAGCTGATGTTCATGCACCAGCAGGCGGTCGGCGCCGGCAAGGCCCGCCCGCTCGTCAGCGGGATCGCCCCGGTCGCCGAGGCGCCCGGGTTCTCCACCAGCGACCAGGTCGTCGCGGCGTTCGCAGCGGCGCGCCGCCAGGGCTACATGGACGAGGCGACCCGTCGTCGCATCGCGAACACGCCGCAGCACGTCTTGCAGGGGATCAACCGATGACGCGCGTATTCACCGAGACGCCGGAGCAGTCTGCCCGGCTCGAGAAGCTCAACTCCTCCTACGTCTGCGGGCTGCACGTCAAGGACAGCGTGCGGCAGTGCTCCGTCACGCTCGTCGACGCCGTCAGTGGCCAGCAGTACCACACGGGCTACCACCCCGAGTCGTACTCGATGGCGCTGGACGTGGCGCTCAACACGATCTCCGCTCGGCCGAAGACGACCGCCGAGATGGCCGCCGAGGCCATGACGCTCTCGGACGAGAACGCGAGGCTCCGGCAGCTCGTCGAGCAGCTGAAGTCGCGGGAGTCGGAGCCCGCACCGGCGCAGGAGGAACCCGCCGCGGCACAGGCAGCGCCCACGCGCCGCCGGGCCTCGGCCACCTGATCCTCCTGCGTCCACCGTCCGGGTTCGCCCGGCGGTGGATTTTGAACATCCTCTCTGTGCGGTCCGTCCATGCGAAAGCGTGGCCGGACTTTTCGACATGGCGGCCCGTGAGCGGCCGGATACCCCAGCGATGGGCCCGGCATCGGCGCGGACACCCGCAGGTCACGTCCTGATTCCACCCCGCATTCGATACGAAGGACTCATCAAATGAGCAACGTGAACTACGAGCGCGTGCTCCAGTCCTGGAACGGCTCCGCGCACGCTTCCAGCGACGACATGGCGCTCAAGATCTTCTCGGGCATGGTGCTCGAGGCATTCCAGCAGTCGACGATGTTCTACGACCGCACCGGCCAGTTCATCTCGGTCAAGCAGATCGAGGGCGCCAACAGCGCGCAGTGGCCGATCCTCGGCGACGACCCGGCCCCGGCGTACCACACGCCCGGCGTCGTGCTGAACAACACCGTCACCGCCCCCCGCATCAAGACCAGCTCGGCCGACGTGGTCGTGGACGAGATCCTCGTCAACGCCCTCGACGTGCCGTTCCGCGACATGGAGCTCTCGCACTTCGACGTGCTGGCCCCGTTCGCCACCAAGCTGGGACGCGGCATCGCCAAGGTGCTCGACAAGAAGATCGCGATCCTCGCCGTCAAGGCGGCGCGTACCGCGGCGGTCACCGGCCTGCACGGCGGCGGCTACAAGGTCGAGCGCAACTCGGCCGGCTCCGGCAGCACCCTGCTGACGAACGCGGACGGATACCCGGTGTCCCCCCGCGGCGCGTTCCAGTTCCGCACGGACGTCAACTCCCTCGCCCAGGCGATGGACGAGAAGGCCGTGCCGGAGGGCAGCCGCTACCTGTTCATCACGCCCTACATGAAGAGCGTGCTCCGTTTCGAGGCCAACTTCGACGGCACCAACCTGACCAGCGTGCCGACGATGCCCAGCACGTTCGACTCGAACCTCTCGGCGCAGACGAACGACGTGAACAACCGCGTCATCGGCGTGCTCGAGGGCTTCAAGGTGATCGTGACCAACCACCTCCCCTCCGCGGACCTGACGGCCAACAGCCTGACGGGCGAGGACGCGGCGGTGGCGTACACCTCCGGCTCGGGAACGACCGGCGGCAAGTACCAGGGTCTCTTCGACGGCTCCACGCAGGCCGGCGGTCGTCCGGTGGCGGTCGCCCTCTGCGGCGCCGACACGGGCTCGCCCGCGATCGGCATGGTGCAGGCGAGCGGCCTGCGGTCGTACCTCGAGGCCGACGAACGGCGCAACACGCAGTTCATGAAGGCCCAGATGATGGCCGGACTCGGGATCATCTGCCCGTGGTCGGCCGGCGTCATCCAGGTGTACTGATTCGCAACAACCCTGCCGGAACGATGGGGGGCGGGCCCATGGCCCGTCCCCCTCGCCGGCGGCGGCATCGGGAACAAAGACATGACCATGGAAGACGGCCGCATCGTCTCGCTTTCGTTCCGCGACTGGCTGGGCCTGATCGGCCTGGTCGCATCCGTCCTGATCGTCGTGTTCACGCTCTTCACCGGGCTCATCCGGATGATGGAGCGGATCGACACCACGATGGGACATCACGCACAGCGCCTCGACCGGATCGAGGCCAGGCTCGACAAGGACTTCAAGTAATGCTCATCCAGCCAGACATCGTCACGAAGGGCGCGGCGGCCCTGACCACGCAGGTCACCGGCAGCGCCGTCGGCGCGTTCATCTCGACGCACCAGCCCCGGTGGCAGTGGGCATCCCTGACCCGCGACGGCACCGCGTTCAGCGCCTACGGCACGCTCGGCACCAAGCCGACGCAGAACGTGCTCTACGAGGGCAGCCTGGAGTCGCCGACTCTCGTGCGCGTCATGCCCTTCACGAGCGTCAGCACGATCACTGCCGGCGGCATCCGCGTGGTCGGGTGGTCGATGTACCTCGACGGCAGCACCGAGGACTGGGTGCCGACCGTGCTCGCGGACATCGCGCTGACGAGGACGAGCGGTACGACCGTCTCGAACACCATCGCATCGACGGCCTGGTACCCGTTCGCGGGCGGCTCGGTCACGACGGGCACTCCGGCCCCGAACCTGTACGCGCTCGGCAACACGGGGACGAACCCGCCGCTGTCGG